ATTTCCTTTCCGTTTGGTGAATTGCTTCTGCCATTTGCATACGAGTCTGGGGAAGATTCCCTGTGATAATATTTCCCATATCATCAGCGAACCCAATATTACTTTTATTTGCAATAATCTCTTTTATGCCAGTTTCCGCATCATCAAAATACTTATTCAGTAATGGAATCGTGTTTTTATTTTTTGTTGAGGATTTAATGGCCTTAGTAATGTTGTTAGTCACAACATTTTTTATTTCTTTATCAACATAACTTTCCGTAACCGGCTGAAGAACCCTATTGAACAAATTGGTTGTGTCATTAACGACAGCACCAGTTTCTTTTGCTACGGCTTTGGTTATCCTTATACCCTTAGGCATAAACATTTTTGCGGGGGTTACTGACGCTATGTTTAATCCGGCTTCTACGTTCTTAGCAAGGTCTGGGTGTGCTTCTGAAAAACCCTTCCATGCCATTCCAACATCTTCAACGGCTTTTGATACAATCGGATTTTCGATAATCGCTGTGCCAACGTCAGATATAACATCCTGTGCTTTTTGGGGGACCAGAGAGCGATATGCACTTCTTAGTCCCTGTGTCGCCACATCAGCTATTCCGCCCGCAACCTGACCTCCCAACCTCAAAGCATTTTGTTCAACGTTTCTTAAACCGGGTTTGATATAAGTCGGGTCTTGAATTGTATCTAATCGTTCATCCCAATCACGCCCTACATTAGAGAAGAAAGTATCTTCTTGTGGTTGCACCGTTGTTACTGATTTCCGGGGATGTTCTATTAATGCTTCATCAAGAATACTGGATTGTTCATTTCCCAATGCTTCATCAAGGATACTCATTATTCCCACCCTGCTTCTTTTACGATTTTAGCCAGTTCGTCCCTTGTCCATCCTTTTTTAGATAACTCTCTTATTTTTGCTATGGCATCACCCCTGTTGACTGCATTTTTCAAATAAGTAATCGGTTTTGAAATATCCCTATCGGTTGTTTGTACCTGGGGTTGTTTCGATGTTTCTCTTTTGGCATATCTGTCAATTACCGTATCGTTTCTAGCTTGCAGTTCTGAAATTGCGTTATCCATTGACTGCAATCTGATGTCAGCCTGATCTTTTGTTGCTTTTAAGACTTCTTTTATTTCACGCCACGGCAAAGAACCGTCATGTATTTTATCCCATTTTTTCTGTGCATCGACTGATAGCTCCGCAATGCTCGCTTGTGAACCAGTGGATAATTTACCGATTTCCCTTGATACTTCCATGAGGTAAGAAGCTAACGCCTGTTCCTTACCACTACCCTTGATTTGAGTATTCAATGCCCTTATGGGGACGTTGGCAATTTTGGCGTTTGTTCTGTCAATGTCATTGTAAAGTTTTTCTATTTCGATTAACTGACCACTGATGTTTTTCACAAAGCTGCTTGCCATATCCCTGTTTTTCTGTTGTGTCTTAATAGATGTTGCGTTTGCTGAAACTTCCTGTCTGATATTATTGACATCTTCAGGTCTTAATCCATTTTCCTCTAAAAACTTCTGGGTGTATTCAGCATATTGCTGTGTACTCGCAGCATCTCTGTTAGAGAATTTATAAGGTTTGCCGGTAAGAATATAATCCTTGACAGCCTTATCCTTGTCTGTCTTGTCCCAATCCCTAAACGATTTATCCGGCAATGTAGTAGTGGACATAGCGTTTTGAATCTTCCCGTGTATATCCTGATTCCACGGCTCTTTTGTTCCGTCTGGTTTAGATACTTCCCATTGACCAGCAGATTTATTAAAACTGACTGATTGACCGTTAGTAGTAACTGCTCCCTGCGCATAGGTGTTTTCTGTTCTTTTGCTCTGATACCACTCCGAAAAGTTCTTCAGTCCTTCATTGAATATTTTTTTCCTCATTTCTTCCTGTTGCGGAGTGCGGTACATGGCAGACCCGAAGTTCCCGCTTTTGTCTAATTCCTCATCAAAGTATTTCGCAAACTTCGCCTGTTCCTGTGCAAATTTCATGGCTTCGTAAGAAGGTTCGTAAGACGTGGGGGGGTTTAGATCGGTATAGATTTGTCCTGAATCTGCTGTCTGCGTTGGGGAATCTGTGAAGATAGGATTTATTCCCCTGTCAGAAAGTTCCTTTCCGACCATTCCAGCTTCTTCGGGAGAATACCCTTGATAAATAGGATATTTTTCATTCGGGTCAAATTCAAATCCCAATCTATCTTTAATAGCCATAATTAACTCCGTTTACCGTATAGTTTTTTGTTCCACATACTGGTACGCTCAATTTCACTATTGAGATAATCATCTCCATACAGTCCAGTAGAATTACTCGAACTGGCTTCACTCCCACCATATGACAGTCCCTTCCCTGAAGAGGATTTAAGATAAGTCTGAAGTGCTGCATTGTATTCCGCCAAGTCTTTTTGCGCTTCGGTTGTATATTGGGTTTTCTTCCAATCCGCCTGTGTTGCGTAGTTGGTTTTAGCAGCGTCATATGAAGAAGTATAAGCCAGTTTCTTGGCATCGGTAAGGTTCTGGAAATTCAACTTACTTGCTTCCTGTTCTGATTCATAATTTTTCATAGCCTCATTGTACTTAGCCGTGTAGTTCATCTTTGCGGCATCACTTAAATCATTCCACTTCATTTTATATTGGTCATATTGAGCCTCAAAGTTTGTTTTTGCGGCATCAACGCTGGCTTGGTAGTTAGTCTTGGCGGCGTCTGCTCTGGCAGTAAAATTAGTTTTGGCGGCGTCTGCCTCTCTTGAATATTCTTCATTATAAAGGCTTCTTGCTGTTGCCGAAGCCGTTGACATTGCACTTTGTAGCCCCTGTCCATAACCGGCTAACGCATCCCGTAGGGTCATCCTGTTGACATTGGCGTTTTCCCCCTGGTTGTTTTGAACACGTTGAATTGCACTTCTCAAACCACGAATGGCCGGTGCTGCCTGTTCCTGTGTAAGTTTTTTAACTTTTCCTTCGTCATACGTCGGTGCCGTGTATGTTGGAGCAGCGTAGCTTCCAACGCTATAAGTTGGAGCATCTCCAAGTTTACTATAGTCTGGCGATGTATATTCAGGAGCATTGAAGGTAGAATTATTTTTATATGTCGGAAGAGTTAATTCGGTATCGTAAGAAAACGTTCCGGGATCGTAATCGCTATTTGATGTTTTTTTTGATCCTCCCAGTGTAATTCTCTTAGCAGCCGATGGTGTTCGCGAGGAGGAATATCCCATTGCGTCATTGTATTTATCCACAAGGCTCTGTTTATAATCACGCGTCATTCCAAACGCCTCAAAAGGGCTTGAAATATCCTCGACAGAAAGATAATCACCATATTTAGCCACTGCCGTTTCTCCTATTCGTTATAAATTTTAATGTATCTAATGTGGTACTCTAGGGGTGTATCAGTAGAGCCTTGTGTGCTGTGAATATATATCCTTGATATTGAATTAAACACATCTGCTGTATAAATATACACACCACCACAATAATCTTCGTTGCGATACAGCTTACACCGCCATTGAAGTGATGATATTTTTTTAAATACAAACTTCCATTGTTCGTATTCAGCAACCTCCCCGTATAGAGGAGCAATCGTTCCTATGGTGTTCCATAGCGTACCATCTCCGGCACTAATGCTATCAAACTCAAAAAGCACCTCCAGCAGCGAGGTATCTTCATATTCTGTGTTACTGGAAAATCCCAACCGCAGCCGTTGGTCTTTATCGGCATAGTTGTGCATGGAATCAAACTTGATTTCTGTTTCAACGGTGAACGTGTTTTTGATAACAATAGAATCATAGTCTTTATACGACCTTCGTTCTCCGTTCATTCAAAGGCTCCAATAACATAAACATGCAGCTCGCTTGCGGGAGAAATTTCAAATATATTGGGAGTTCCTATAATAGAACCATGAATCCATCCCGTATCTGTTAAAAATTCTTCAACCAAAACCGGGGTGGCGATGATATTACTATCTTCATCGGTAAATAAATCCAATAAATCAAAAAACGGGGAAACGACTGTAGCCACAACAATATCTTCTTCATTGTCCGGCGTCTTCTTAATTCCGGCAAATAAATAGTTCATTTCAGTGTAATCATCGTGTAGATACGGTTGCTTTAAGTCTGGTCTTATCGTGTATCCCTGACTTCTTTTTTGCTGCTCTGTTATTTCCAGCATATATTCTCCATACGTTTTTGCATTAGAGGCGTATGGTCGTTTGCCGTAATCCGTCATTGGGTGATATATTCCTCAAGATCGACACCGTAATCCAATAAACACATGGATTCGCTTAATGTGTTGTGGGATATGTTAATGCTTACATTCTGGTCTTTGAAGTTTAACGGCATCCTGTGTCTTCTAATTCTTTCTCCTGTTTTTTCGGCAGTTAATAAACGGGTCTTGGCTAAAGAAGATTGAATGACTCCGTTGTAATATGGAGTAATAATTATTGACCCAGAAGATTGTGTCTTTGATCGTATAATCATTGAACAATCCCTTATGACTTTTCCGTTTTTATTAAGCTCTAACGTCGTTTGTGCATTAATAGCGGTAGCAATATCATTTAGGCCATTATTTAATATATAGATAAATCCATTAGCCTGTCCACCAGCTAACCGGACTATTGGGGCATTGCCGTATAATGCGTCACACTCATACTCACACGAAAAATTATTTGCATATGTATCGCACATAAATGTTCTGGTTGTGAGGTCGTATACTAAAAATACATTGTTTTGGGTTGCGCGTCCTGTCGTTAGACCTATTTTAAGTATATTAAATGCTGAATCATAATTCAGGTACATATTATGTTCATAGCCGTTTCTTATGCAGTCCGAATCTGTCGGGTCAAAGTAGTTTTTGACCATATCAAAATTTTCGGCAAATTGAATTTCTTTGCCGGTTGAAACCATGATGCCTTTTTTAGATAAAAAATAAATATTATGCCCACCCAAAGACGGCTCAATAACCTCTACAGAATTGGCATTCATTGTTCCGTAATAGTTAGAAATATTAATCTTGCCCATATCCTCAACGTCAGACCCCTGCATAAGGGTTACGCACCCTCCGAGAGAGCCTTTCTCTTCCTGAAAAACAACAAGTTCGTTATAAAAATGTTTCATGTTGACGATCTTGTTGTTTCTGCCATCGCCCACTTCCCAAACATAAGTATTGGTGGATGAAATAGACTGAATGTTGGAGGGGTTGACAATGTATAAATAAGAAGGGTCTTTGTCGAAAGCGTAAGCCATTCTACCCTTCCATCCGCAGCCGCAAAGTCCAGCACCATAATTGTTAATGTCATAATACGGAATAACTTGAATGGATATACTGATGTCATCAGAGAGCGTTTTATCGACTGTAAAATAATACCAATAAGCCTGATACCCCGTGGAATTAAACACAGAAGGCTTAATTCCAGGTTGTCTCATAAATGATACAAATCCAGATTGCGCTAGGCCGTTGCTACCATCCGTAAAATTACTTATTTCGCCTCCACCATTTTCTGATGAATATCCAACACTCTTAATTCTGGTTGATGCTGTCGTGTTTGGCGTCGATCCAACATCAATATAAAATCCAACAATAGGGTCGGCTGTGCTGAAAAATACAACGTCACTAGGAGTTAATGCGCTTATATCTATGGATGTTGTTCCATAAACGGAATACGGATTTTTGTTTTCTTTTTTGGCATGAGTCGCCAGCAGACCGACGCTTCCTGTGGTTTGTGAAGATACCGTCCCAAAATTTAAAGGTGCATATTTTTTTGCTGTTGATGTTGCCACTGAATAAACCTGTGCCTCAATAGCATCAACCAAGTCACCATCCCATACATCTTGTAGAGACGTAAAACCCGACCCATAGGTGCATCCACTTACTTCAACCTGCGAATCCAATGCTGCTGTAAAAGCAACTTTAACGGAAAATGCGTTCCTGCCAAATAGGAATTTTTCAATATGATCTGTTGTCTGTGTCCACGTTGTTGAGCCATTTTGCCCAAGTGTTTTACCGGATAAAGCCGATCCATCCGTAACAGTAAGATTTTTCCATCCCGTTGCTGTCCAATATGATAATGACAAGACAGATGAATTTCCATTGGGATAGGGAAGCGTCCAATTAATTCTGTTAGGCATAACCTCTGCTTGAATAATGATACAATCATGGTTAATGCTTAGTGTTGAAGCGGTGTGCGTTCCAGACAGTGCCGTTTTTGTTGTTGCAGTGGTATTGTCGGTAATAGAGTCTATGATGTTTGATTCCGAATTTACACCACCGGAAAGGGTAAATCCAGTAAATGAATAATTTCCAGACCCTCCTCCGGGGATTGTTGTTGCAATCGAATTGCCAGACGTACCGGAGTTTAGTGCTAAAATTTTTTGAGTTGTATCGGAGTTTGTTGTTGCCCTGACCGTTGAATGAGCGGCGGCAATTTTATAGTTTATTCCATCATGGGCGTCTGGGTCGGTTCTATTAATAGCCAATTTAAGATTGTCTAATGCCACAGCCAAAGAACCGCCGATTAAGACTTCCCCCTCGGTCGGAGTTAATGCTGTTTTCCAAGTATATGTTTTGGTGTCTATAACAAGCTGGTCGCCATCAGAAGGTACGTTTGTTCCTATAATGGTTGACGAAGCGTATCCTTCTATAACAATAGGCTGTCCTACCGTTAACTGGGAAAGAAACTCAGTCCCTATGCCGGTTAATGTTGAACCGGATGATGATACGGTAACTTCGTCGTCATCGCCAACGGTAGTATAAGTTGTTCCCAGTGAATCCAAGATGGCGTTATTTTGATTCACAGAAGAGTTAATCTCATCAGTATAATCAATACCGTGATCCGTTGGGTAATCTGGTAATTTTTTTGTATGATTATATACAACGAATCCTTTTATCTTGGCTGTTGTTCCGGCGCATATCTGGTGTTGGTCAACACCATTGGAATAAATAAGCAAATCGTTCAAAATAGTCCATGTTGCAGGTTTAGAGGAGGCCGTTCCGCTAAATACTTCCGTGCCAAAAACACCGGAAGAAAATGAGGGATAACCGTCCCCCTGATCTGCCGTAACGGTTCCATTTGTCAATACTTCTCCTGATGTAAACGTACCAGAACGATCTTTAATATAATAACTTGTTGACGATACATTGCATACAATCACACACGTTTTTCCAGATGTTACTCCCGTTATGGTGTCCCCTTCTGACCACGTTGTACTGGGTGCGACATCAAGGGTCATTAATTCTTCGCTTGTTGGGGGATTGACAGAAGCCTCCAAAACATCCCCATCAGACATTTGAGCATAAAAATGGGTTTCATCAACACTTCCTTTTTTGAACTGAAACATACTCACTACAGAATTTGTGGAATCGGCTGTTGTGTGTGCCTTGATATATCCAGGTCTCTGTTTAAAGCCCGGGTGTTTCTGTCTGATGTTTTGAATAAGACTATATGACCCGGATGGCAAAACAGCCGGATCATGGTAGGTGTCCATGCCTCCCTGAAAAGGAATGGTATCAATTTCTGTTAATTTTCTATTCTGTGCCATAATTCCTACACAAACGGAGCAAAGTCATAGAAGAGTTCATCAAGCGAAACATCGCTTATACTTCCGGTGTAACTTCTTAATGTTTCAATAAGGTCTTCTTTGAAGTCAGATACCTCAGGTATCTTGTTATCCTGAGGAGAAACGACATTGTTTTTAAGCATTATCATCGCCCGTCTCGAAATCAGGTGATGAAACGGCTCTGGAAGTTCTGATACCGTACCGTAATATTTAGATGCTGCCCCCGTATTAGTAATAGTGGCAACTCTGGCTGAGGTATAATCTGTAATGGTATCATCCCATCCATCTGTGATATTCTCAATTTTAATGCCATTATAGTAATCTGCTACGGCCTTTGCGGTAGTAGCCAACGTCAACGCCGTTGATCCCCCAGCCGTGGAAACGCCTTGTGTCAAATCCTTCACGGTCTTATAGTAGAAGAAAGTCAACGCACCATTAGACCCGTCGTCCCGGACTATAGTATTGCCATAACGGTAATACTGGTTCGCCTGACCTCTTGAGATAGAAAGGTGTTTCTGCTTAATCGAAATGGGATAGATTTTATCCCCGTTAGAATTGATGATATGGGATAGCTTGTGTAAATCAGATGGGATGGTATAAGAACCACCAGAGCCGGAAACAGAAGAAGAAGTAAAAAACAAGTCGGGGAATCTCTGAAATAACATATTCCATATATATCTCTGGGATTGATTTATTTTCCTCACTATATCGGAGTTGTCATAAACTCCCGTTTCCGTTCCGGCCATTAATGCTGCATTGTATTCATTAAGGTCTGTCCTGATTTCTTCCAGCATGGCATAGCAGTTATGGTGGATATATAAACTTTGCATTACTTATCCTTGTGATAATAGTTCATATGTGATTTAAGTTTACTGGCTAAAACCTTTTCATCACAAATCGGGCATTGAATCATCGGGTCTTTGTCGTCTTTCGGCTTGATGAACCCTTTGTTGACCTGATCTTTGAGTGAATTAAAGGCTTCCAGCATTTCTTTTTGCGCCGATGCCATACCCTCAAGTTGTTTCTTGAGTTCTTCGTTCTCTGCGGTGACTTTGGCGACCTGTGCGAGTTCCGTTTTTGCCATTTCGTAGGGCTTTAAAAGTTCTATGCCTAACTCGACAGCGTACTTTTTGACTTCTTTCGTGGGTGGGTCGTAAGGCTGACCGGAGGCTTTTCTTCGTTCATTTCGCTCGTTGTAGTGGATGATCTGCCGTTCCTTGAACTCTCTGTTTCTGTCGAGTGCGTCTGCCTTAATCTTGTCCTCGTTAATACTCTTTCCCTCGTCATCGAATACTAACCTCGTCACCCCTCTTGAACCCAAAGCGTTTAAAACATGGTTGCCTTCTGCTTCTGAAACTCTTTTCTTTTTTCCCGCTTCCAGACGGTAACTAAGACCGCCGTAAGTGTAATCAAAATCTTCTCCCGTAGGATTCCACAAAAATAACATTTCAATCTCCTTTCAATTTGCCCGAACATTCATCTTGGAATTGTCCGTCAAAAGTTATCTACTGCGTTTAATACGTCCTCAACTTCCGGTAGGTATTCCCAAATCGTATGACCTTTTGGAACTTCCTTGACCGCCACAAAACTTTCACCGCCATCCTGATAGATAGCGTCCTCGTCCATGATTTTCTTGTAAAGAGCCACGGACTTGTATTCTTTCCGTCCTTCTCGAAACGGGAGTATGTAATCAGGGTGCTTGCAGGTGGGGATAAGAACGATGTTGTTATCAAAAGCCCCTGCAATGTGAACCGGTGCGGAGTCGTTGGTAATCAGAGTCTTGGCTTTGGAAATCAAAGCGAACAACTCTTTCAAGTTTAGCTTATCCCTGAAATCCACACACCCTGTCGCATCTACGTCTAGGTAAGAATGAGTCGTGAGCAATTCACGCTCTTTGTTCATGTTCTTACCGATTATTCCTACCTTGTAACCCCTGTTCTGAAGCCCCTTAATAATGGCGTTCCAGTATTCCACAGGGAAAGTCTTTGATTCCCAACCAACGCCCGGATGTACTAAAACTAAATCTTCGGGGTGATCGAAAATCGAAAGAACTTTCCTCATGTGGTCAGGGGAGAAAGAAAGTTTAATCTGTTTGTCTTTGTCCGGTATCTGCCGTCCCATTGCACACAACGAAACCCAATCCACGCAATGCACGAAATGAAACGGGATGTTCTGCCCGAACTTGCCCCACGGTAATTGATGGGTGTTGACCTCTAAAACAGCGTCAAATTCCTTCTGTGGGTAATCTTCGCTTAAATTAATTGGAAGATGCTCAAACACTTCATAGTCTTTGGACATTAAATAGATATTGTCATCGGGATAGACTTTTTGTCTTATGTATCGAATAACCGGCTCGACCGAAATCACATCTCCGATTCCACCTAACGCCCAGATAAATACGTTTCGTTTTGAGAACTCTTGATAGTCCTTAGATTCTTCTAACTTTATAATGTCCCGTTCAAGTTTCTCAAATAACTTATCCCCGTCACCGGCATAATGTATGAAGTATGAGTCTAGTCTTGAAATTCCGGTGATTCTGTCCATGATGGACATACGGTTGAACTTGAAATTTAAAGGGAACACCTTGCAACCGGAAAGCATGATTTTCATATTAAGGAAAGTCTGCTCTCCAAAATGGTTTCTTAACGGCTTGACTTCCTCAATGACGTTGAAAATGTGCCGGTGTTGCCTTGAGCAAACCATGACTCCGGTATTGTAGTAGGTCTGCCCGTCATACCTGAACCCCTGCACGTTATAGACTTTCATCACTTCATAGATGCAGATGTGCCGTGGGGTGTAAGCTCCCTCGTTGAATATCCCGAACTGATCTTCAGGTACGACATCAAAGATATTTGGGGAGTCTTTTCTGATTAGAATATCAGCGTCAATAAACGCTATTCTGTCAAAGTCTTTTTTAAGCAATTCGTGTATGGAAAATTTCAACCAGTGGGGAGAGGGAAGACTCATTCCCTCATAACCCTTTAGGACAATCAGTTCAGCATCACACTTCTCTGCGTAGTCCACAAAAAACGGCTGTGTCTTTTCCCATATCTTCTCATATTTCTCACCGGAAACTATGGTCAGTATGGCTTTCTTCATTTTTCCTTATTTTTTGATTTGTGATTTTAGTTTCTTCTTAATGGCTCTTAAACCTTGCGGGTTCATTAGAACACCTGACCTTTTGGCTTACGATGCACAATCATATTCAATGAGATATTCTTTGTTTGTATTCATTTTACTATGAACATATTTATGACAATCAACGCACAAACAAACACCATTTTCTAAATCAAACAATATATCGTTGTTGCTATAAATATCTTCGATGCTTTTTATTTTCTTTTTAATAATTATCTCTGAAAGTTTAACAAGATGATGTGCGTGTAATCGCCCACCCCTTTTGCCACACCTAGAACAAGTGTAGTCGTAATTTGCGAAAACATCTTGTGTCCAATTTGTGCTTTTTTTAATATGGTTTCTAACTAATTTACCTGTGTTTGTTAAACCACCTCTCCAACCAGAACCCTTTTCTCCGAATTTATATTTTCTAGAGCATCCACAACTCTGGCATTTACCGCTTATCAAATCTCTGCTGGAAACAATGGTTTCTTTTCCACATTCACATCTACATAACCAAGTAACCTGTTGATGTTTTGTTCTTCCTTCCTCTTTTAAGACAAATAATTTACCAAATACTTTTCCCGTAAGATCAATTATCTTTTCACTACGCCCCCTACAATGACCACAACATTTTATTTTTTTTCGTAACAACGAGGAGGACAATATATCTTTTTCCAAACCGCAATCGCATTTACAGTGCCAATAAATTTCGTTATGTTTCCCTCTTTTTTCCGATTGATAAAGAACGATTAGTTTCCCTATTTTTTGACCCCGTAAATCAATTTTTTTCAAAAGACTTGACCCTTTGGTTTGTATGTTATTTGCCTAAATTTAGGAGCATTTTTCCCTATGCCGTGAGCTTTACGAAAAGAATTCATGAGAGAATGGCGGTCGTCTTTGGTCATGTCCCTAAACATCTCTTTTGATTTTTTCTTACTTTCTTCCCTGACCGAAAGCAATTCATAAGCACGTTTCTGTAATTCAACTTCGGGGCGTTTGTTGCTCATGTCACCGTCATAGATTACTTTCAAATCCCTATTATCGGGTTGCCTGAAACCCCCATCAGACGCTTTCACGCAATGGAGGTTTACAGGCTCACCGTAATTTCTCGCATAAGTAATTACAAAATTAGACCCATTAAATTTCACTCCCAATCTTTTATCGAGTGATTTTAAATTGCGCATGAATCCACGATCAACACTTGGTGATTCCATTTATGCTCCTAACGCTAAAGAAGGTTGAAATGGTTTACTTAATTTATCCCGTTTTAGAATATTTTGTCTCGCCTCTAGCGGTTGCAGGTTTTTTATTGACCAACATAACTTAAAATCAATATCTTCTGGTCGTTCAAAATTAAACACCGCTATGGGTATTTTGTGATCTATGTGCCAATAACTTCCGTAATTTCCCCAGTTCATTTCTGGTGTAAATCTTTTTTCCAGATGTTGTTTTAATTGATCAACAGTATATCCAACTAAATCTTCCCAACAACGACCTGCTTTAGAACCTTTTAACGATTGATACATAAGACACGAAATATTATCTCTCAGTTTGCCCTTGGGTGTGCTTCTTCTTTTGGCTCCAACTTTTCTAGCGAGATAACGAACTCTATCTGGATTATTATCGTGCCATTTTTTACACGATGCACGTTCTCGTTCTGGATATTTGATTCTCCATTTACGAACACTAGCATTGGCTTTTTCTTTGTTTTTTCTAGCCCACTCCATTGACTTTTTTTTAGAACACTCTTTACAAATACTATTTAAGTATCTACATCCTTTAGTATCTTGAAGAATGTAAAAATCTGTTTTATCTTTTTCCAACCCACACTTATTACAATGTTTCATGGTCTAATTTTAATGACCGGAGAGGGAGATTTTAGACTCCCTCTTTCCGGTTTAATCATTTTTAAGGTGGGGAGTTTTACCCGCTCCCCATCGGGGTTAATCATAATAATACTTTTAATTATGCAACAACCAGCAATGGAACGCGGACGGAAATATCAGCGCCAGTGAATATATTATCAATCGCTAAATCTTCATTGATATCGCAAATTCCGGTACGTCCAGCATAGTTAGTAAGGGTGGCACCATTGCAACACCTGTTACCGATAGTATGCCAAATACCAGCACCGCTGTTAGCGTCATCATCAAGGCAGATTCCTGTTGTGGTAACAGCAATAATGTTATCTTTGATATAAGACGGATAAGAAGAGGTTGTCCCCGTTACATTCTTAATACCATAACCAGAACTTCCACTCATTCTACATTTTTCAATAACAGTACCGGCAGTCTCGCCAGTCCCCTGTGCTATATAACCGGTTGCAAATGCCCCGAAGAAGTCACAATCAATGACTTTCATAAATGGACTTGCAGTCTGGCTAATACCCAGTGTAACCGTTCCGGCCGAACCATCAAATGTGCATCCAATAGCCTGAAAACCTGAAGATGTGCTAGCTAACGTTATAATGGGAGAAGCTACTGCCGTAGCCTTAAACCAGGTATTAAAAAATCTCGTTCCCCAGTTTCCTGTATTAACAGGAGCATGTAAACCGGTAATGCCTGGTTTTGTGTTGGCATCGTAAGAACCACAACCAACAACGTCACACTTATTCGGAAACGCCACCAAACTTTCCGTGGTCGTATCGGAGAACAGATAAATTGTGTTACGTTTTGCCCATCTTCCTCTACGATTAATGTCAATATTAGAAACGGAAATAGCTTTCGCAAGTGTCTTAAAAGGCTTGTCGATAGAAAGACCGTCCCATTTGTCATTACCGGCGTTGCCCTCAACATAATAAACAGTTCCGCCCAAAGCACCACGTGCTTCTACACCCATTCCAAGATTATCAATGTAATTGACCAACGAAGAATCTAAATTATATTTTTTAATCATTTTGTTTTCCTTTCATAGTTGTCCCTAGAGGCGGGTTGCCCCGCCCCTAGATACTGGTTAAAGGGTTAAGAGTAGAGGGAGGGTTCAACAAGGTCTTTAATCAGACACAGGTTATTGCGCTGTTCGCAACCCAACTGCGTGTAGATGCGGAGGAAGGCATCCCACTCATCGTAGCCGGTTCTCTGGTGCAACTGCGAATTGTCCAGATTACCCCAACCCAGAGGACTCATTTCATACTTGAAAATAACGTCATCTGGGAAAGCGTAAATCAGATTCGGCTGGCACAGAGGGTCAACAATGATTTCAACAGAACCGTCACCACCGGAGAAAGTCAGAACTTCGTAACCTCCCTGAAGTTTCTGCGGGGCATATCTCACATCAGGCATAAGCAGATTGGCGTACTTGCGTTTCTGACCCAGACCCATGAGCATTTTCTTCACGGAAGCACCGGAAGCCGTCCGAACAACATCAATAGCCTGAAGCATCAGGTCAACGGACAGTTCACGATTCACGGAAGAATTGGACAGGATATTAGCAGCCCACTTCGGGTTGGAAGCAACGGTGATGCCCTCATAAACAGACAGGTTCGTACCATCATCAAACATACCGTACAGACCGGTAATTTCTTTTGGTGTATCGGTTGTGGCGTGTGCCAAATCTCTTGCACCCATCTTGACCGCAATCGCACCCTCATCCAAAGTGCAGGTAACACCGTTGGTCAGTGTGGACAGTGTGGGATGGTTGGCAGCAAAAGTAGTCGCATTGGTTTCAAACGTGACCACTTTGGTAGAAGGTTTGATGGACTTGACTCTCTGACCATAAGCAGCGGAGGCGGTCGCACCGAGAACCGTGTCGCCGGCAGAAGCGTAGAAATCCACGACCTGACCTTCAACAAGGTACTTGATTCCGATGTCATTATCAAACGTACACGCATAGGTGGCATTAGAGGCCGCAGACGAAGCAGCGGAAATCCGACCAAGCATGCCAAAACCATCCCAGTGCATCTGACGGTTCATATCCACGACAATGCTCTGATAGATGTCGTCAATTTCATCAGCAAGACCGTCAACGAAAGCCGCTTCAGAACCCTTAGCCGCTTCAATAGCGGGGCCGGTGATTCTCAACGTACCATACAGATACGCAGGGGTAATGGTTCCGTTGATCTTAGAACCGGTCATCGGATCGGGCAGTTTACCGGATTCAGAACGACCACCGGTGGACTGATTCCTGGCAATACGAGCCGCAAACACATAGCCCTTGCCTTTAGGAGAACGGTCGGATTTCGGGAACAGGTTATAGGTAATTTTTTCATCGGCGAACTGGTTTTTCAACCCGTCACCGTAAACATACTTCAACGCATTGGCTAAATTTGTTAAATCAGCATAATTGGACATTTTCTACTCCTTATTGTCCAGAACCTTTCTTCATCATTTCTGCAAAGGCATTTCTCATGCCCTTCAGTCCTTTAGGTGGTTCTGTTTTAGTGGCTGCCGCCGAACCATCTGTTGAAGGCACACTTGGAATAGAGGCTTTCCCCTCACGGTATTCCTTAATGGCTTGTTCTTTGATTGACTTGACCAAGTTATTGTACTTTTTGACACTATCGTTTAAAATTCTCTTGATAGCTCTCTTATCCGTTATATTGATGTCGTTGCACTCATTCCCCACGCCCAGTGTGTAGGAAAGAAAACCCTTCTCATCAGCACTCAATCCTTCAAGGTCATCCAACTGGTTTTTGATTTCCGATTCGTAGAACATGACAGCTTTCTTGGCGTTTGCCGCTTCGGTTTCTATCTGTTCTCGCCTAGAGCGTTCCGACCTTTCGGCCTCACGTTCAGCCTGAAGTCGTGCTATTGTCTGTTCGGGTGTTTCCATTCCACGCTTGCGGAGTTCTTCCTGAGTCTCCCAGTGTTTCTGGTACTGGTCTAACTTGCTGGCTTTGGCTAAAATCTCATCGAGTTTATCAAGGTCAACTTGCTTTCCGTGTACCTTCTTTCCTGACTCAACCAAATCAGTGAGTTCACTGACATCTTCAAGACCGTTTGCCTCTACAAGCGATTTAACCGCTTTCAGAAGTTTCAGGTCTTGCTTAAACCGTGGGTCGTTGTGCCACGGAACAGAGTCGGACGATTCCTCTTTTTTAGCGTCCGGTGTGGTAGACGAATCCACTTTTGCGTCTTTGACTTCTGTGCTTACTGCTTTCTCGTCTTCAGGTTGCGACCCTGACTTTTCGCTATCTTTTTCTGACATAATTTCTCCTTTGTGCGTTTTGAGAGGACTTGCCCAACAAAGCGCAAAATTGTGTTGCCCTGGTTGTAGTGATTTTTTAATTACGGTTTGTTCTTACAAATGCTACGTTTACAGCGTAACCTTCATCGTCATCATCGGTTAGTTTAAATCCTTCGTAACCGAATGATTTTAAGTAATCGCACACTTCTTCTTTGGATGTTCCCATTTCTCCCAAAGCATAACGGTTAATCTCTGCTATAATCGTTGGAGAGTATTTAGTAATGAGTTTTTCAGCACCTTTGAGAGCAAGTAATTCGCACCCCTCAACATCCATTTTGATTAACTTCACGGGTTCGTCTATCAGAGAATCCAGTGTCACCATGTCAACAACTCTGGTTGGTTTCTTCTTTTTCAGTCTGGTTTTCTCATTAAACAGATGTTTGGAAACATCCCAAAGAGCATTTCCGCCGTCATTGTCCAGATTTACAAACAGTTTAACTTTCTTGCACTCATCACCAACAGCTACATTAAACGCCGTTATTCTGTTCCAAAAACTGTTTATCTCAATGTTATTCTGAAGGGACTTGTAGTTATCTGAATCCGCTTCAAACGCATAAACCCTGTGACAAAGTTCAGCACCCTGAATGGCGAAAAATCCGACATGAGAGCCGCAATCAATGAAGCAATCTTCCTCTGTAAGAAGTTTCTTCATCAGGTCAGAGATTTCCTTTTCGTACTCTCCCTGATTGTCCAGCATTAATGATTGTGTAAGTTTTGTGTCGTCTAACTCTAGTTTCATTTAGTCGGTTGTTGTTTTACCTGTGTTTTTTGGTTTTGTTTTTCTATTGCACCTTCTAACAATATTTCGTTTTTCTTCTGGTTTGCTTCAAATACTTTATCCGCACTCACAGCACCTACTACCTGCGGTTGCGGGTCTGGGTCTAAACCGAGATACTTCTGAATTGCCTGACCTCTTTCCATCGGCGTAAGAACAGGGAGAAGTTTGTCAAGCTGTAAGAACTCTCTGGCATCCCTTGACGGGTCTATCTGGTTTTTTTCTTCCTCTACGACCTGTTGATGGTGTGCGTCTGCATGATTAATGAGTATCATCTGCACTTCTTGGGGCAGTTCTGAAAACTCGTCAGAGATAATCACTTTCCTGTGTGACTCATAGTGTACGGTGTGGTTGTCGTACTTAAACAACGGGTCGGGAGAGAGAACTTGTGAATCAGCGTCTATCACGCCCGTCTTGGGGTTCGGTTCGGCTATAAAGATTCCCTGAAAGTCCTGTGAAGATTGCGCCGAGACTATCTTGGCGTTTTCATTCTCTGCCCGTCTGTAATCGGGGTTTTCCTGTTGGGTGAATCCTGACATCCCCGCCCTTCTCAAAACTTCTTCTCTCAAATCGGGGTTCTGTGAAACATCCCCCAAAAGTCCGTTATGCGCCGCTTCAATCAGGAAGTTTAACTTTCCAGCATTGGTGGTCGCCAAACCGGAATCTAGTTCCATTCTTACGTCCGTGTTATTTCTCAAGTCGGAGGCTTTGAATTTGACAATCTTCCACTTGTTGCCCTTACCGGCAATTTTTAAAATGCGTTCTTCGGTGTAGATTTCCTGTGCCAGCAACAATCTCTTTTTCTGGACTCTATTTAAGGAACGGGTGAATCTTTCAAGGTCAGGGGCTTTGCCTCGCTCTGCTGTTTCCCGCAAGGTGTCCACCATAATTCCAGAGGCTTTTGAACCGGGGGATTGACCTCTAAGAATGTTCTTGGGGTCGCCGCCAATGTCCTGAATAGCCGTTCTCTGAATCGCACGTTCTTCAAGCACCTGTTGAGGTAAGGGAACTCCCTGCTCAATGTTCGGTTTCTGACCACCGCTTAAAAGCGGGTCATACTGAAGCACGGACATCCCAATCCCCAACGAACCTACATCGTCAACTTTCTTCGGGATGAGTCCGACAGGGGTAAAGAGTTTCGGCCTTGCAACGCCTTTACGATTGATAGCTAATGCTTGGTCAATCTCGTTGATAGTGTTCTGGGGGGAAATTAAACCATTGACTCCGGCTTCTGACCAGAAAGAACCGGGTATGTAATCCATGTGAAAATCAGTCAGAGAATAAAACCACTTCCCGTCCTGAACCTTGATAGGCATACGGTCGTATTTCTTGAGTACCTTATCCCCGCAAGCAATAATGTATCTTCCGTTGGGGTGTTTCATGGTGGGTTTCATTTCCACTTCTCTGAATAAAACCAGAGAATCATCTTCCGACACATAAGAAGGCGTGTCTATCACCGCACCCTTCCACGGAGATACATTCCCGATCATTCTGGTAAGCTGTCTTAAATAATCCGTGGTGTGTGCGTCCGTGTTAGAGACTTTAATCTTAAAAGTATCTTCAACCCATTCTTTCGGCTTTAAGGACTGAATACCTATCCAGCGTTTCTTGTTGAGTCTATCTCCCAGAGTGTCCACATACACCTGAAAAGGAATAATGCACTCCGAACCTACTTCACCGGTGACGATAGGATTGCCGGACTTATCAAATACCCATGAGTCGCTATCCATCCACGGGAACGCCCTTAGAAAGTTCGTCCCAAAAAGAGGTAGCCCTGTTGCGACTTTTTCCTTTTCGTCTAAAAATTCACCTTCGTTATAATTGTCTAAATACTCTAAAAGCAGTTTCCCCAATTCAGAGGATTTAATATCTTCCTTCTCGTTGGTGTTCGGAGCAATGGTTGTGACAAACCGTCTTTCTAAAATAAGAGCTTTCGCACTTCTGACGTATTCCTTGATTTCATTGGAAACCGGAGTGGGAATATAATCAGGCATAATCCGTCTGCGAAAAGTTTTGAGTGTCTTGACGTATTCAAGATACTGCTCTCCCAGATAGTAAAGGATGTTCCTGAACCAAATCTGTTCTTGCATGGCCCTTGAATAGTCCGTCTTGGCAACGTCAAATATCTCATTGACTGCCGAAGCCAGTGCTTTGTCGTCCTTCCATTCGTCAAACTTTTTGTAGATGTCGCTAAATCCCATTTAGTTCACCGGAAATACATCTTTAGGGTATTCTAAAGTGTATTCTTGTTGAGGTCCTTCTTTTCTGGCTTCAAATACGGCGTATTCCTTGTAATCCTTCGCCATCAGTCTGTTCAAAAGGTCTTTTTTTTCCGTCTGAAGTGAATTGATTAAGAGTCCCACGGAAACCAACAGAAAAATGTTCAAAAAAAGCGAAATGGCTATAAGCATTTCCATTAATACAACTCCATGAATGTAATATCTTCGTTAAGTTGGTTAAATATGTTTTCCCGTTCTCTCTGGGCGACTTCGGAAATGTCTTTCGGGCGCCTACGGGGTTGTTCATTCAATGTTTCTTCCCATTTACTTGACCCTGCAAGTTGTAAAGGTCTCGCCATGCACAACAACGCCGCTTCGTCTGCACAATGATCTTCGCCATCGGTGTTTGTTACGAGAACGCCATTGGCATAGTACAAATGAGATTCAGCAACAGTTAACTTGTAAACTATTTCCTCTGCGTAATTCCCAACCGCAACGATACGAACAGGTTTGCGTTGTTCTTGTTCCGTTTTTTTTCTTTTTAAAAACTTTTCCGCAAACGGGACATACTGTGTTATGTAGTCCCTTGTTTGATTTACAGTTGTCGCAATATTTTTTTGAAGGGTGTTTAGTTTTAACAAGAGTTCCACAATTTCGGCACGAAAATTCTCTTTCGGGAGTGTTCTCAAACATCTTTTTTGCGTTGTTTCGCAGTATTTTTTTTCCGTTTTCTGTGTGAACCCAATCGTGGATTGTTGGTTTTTTATTAAGCAATTTTCCGTGGTGTAATGCGTGTTCAAGCATGGGCATTGCAACAAGGTTCTCAATGGAATTATTGTTGCAGTTGTGGTCAATATGGTGGATTGCGTACCCTTTTGGAATATCTCCGTGATGGTCTTTGTAAATCTGTCTATGTAATTCCATATAACCGAGTTTGATATACGTCCCACTAGGTCTGTAATAATTTCTCCCATCACTTCTGCGATAAGTAACGCCGTTATACACAATCGTTTTACTTGCCATATAAAACCTATGTTGGTTGTTTCGGGTTCTAGTTCATCGCCTGTCTTGAGTTTTTGAAGTTCAACCAAACCATTGCCTTTAACAAACACGCAATGATTAGCCGTACCCTTTAATTTTTCACCATTGGAGAAAAATACCTCAATAACCCTTTCACTCTTACCGCTAATACCGGCCTTAATGACTTTTCTGTTCCCTATTGGCGTTTTTACAAAGTCACCAACTTTTACATTCTCAATAACCGTGTTTCCATTGGGTGTAGAAACCTTTGTTCCCGCAACAAAACAGTCTATGTCCTCAATGTTGTTGGAATTGACGACAATATTCGGTATGGTTCGGATAAAGTGTGTGCAGTTACTATAAACCTGCATCATGGGCTGAAGAAAACCGCCATTATCATCGGGGGTCACAAGCAATCTCTGGTGAAACTGCCGCCACTTCAAAGCCCTTGTCGGGTCGCCCGGTCTTAAAACCAACCCTAATCGTCTAAATTCTTCTGCTGTGGATGTCCCTTGCCCCCCACCCTTGTAATCAGGTTTTTTATTAAAACAAGTAGGGTCACAAAGACGGATAATCTGAGGATTAATAACACCGTTAGACTCGACATCGAACCCCATTGATTTTTCTTTCTTGATGATCGCCTGTCCCTGTTCGGTGTCTGCCCATCTCAACCCCTGATTCGGTGTTCCGTTCCAACCGTATATCTCCGCAAATCTGTATAGTCTCCCATCTGAATCACACCACCACCACCCGACTGAAAAGGGTGCGCCAAATCCCCAGTCATAGGTCATAAAAATAGGTTTGTCCTTCGGTACTGGAACGGGTTTGATAACGTGGTGTACCCTTGACCATTCCTGAAAGAACTGCCCTATGTAGGTATCCCACGAACCGTCTCTGAAAGCTGCTCTCTGGTGGGCAGGGAGCGTGTTTAACATCCGCCAATAACCCTCATCTAAGTGCGGGTTATCGTCAGCCTTCGCCGGGATGTAACAGAACTTCTTAGAGTAATCGTAAGGTTGTAAAAATTCTTCTGGATAGGTCTTATCTATCCATAACGCCTTGCAGTAAGCATGACCAACGCCGCCAGGGTTTGTGGCTCCCAAGAGCAAGCACTCGTCATCCGTCAGTCCAGGCCATCTTAATCTTTTACGAATTTCCGTGAATGTGTCGTAATTGTTCTTGGTGATCTCGTCTATCGCCGCAGCAGCAAACTCAGCAGATTGACCGCTCCACGAAACACGACCTTTATATCTTGTTAATACTGTGTGATATGGAGGAACGGTTACACAATAAACCTTACCTTTATAGGGAATTTGCTTTCTATGTTTACCACACGCAGTGTCTGTGATTTTCTTCAACAAATGAACGTGGTATCTTGGCTTGTGACCATCTCCGTATGGGTTTTGACCTTCCTTATCGTATCGTAAATCTATGGTTGGTCTAAAGCCACAAAATATGGCTACCTCTGAAACGTCATCCGCTAATTGTTTAGATGCTGTTACAAAATGACCATTATTTTTATTTACCCAGGTTCCATCTGCCTCAACCAACGACCATAATAATTTATAAAGCCGTTTAGAATCGTAATTGAGCATAATATCTCTTGGGATATATTTATCGTGACTCTTTCCTAACTTAACAAGGTACTCATAAAGTGCTTTATTGTTGAAATTTATTTCTCTTTCTTGAACGTGGTAGTTAATTCCAGACCTGTTAAGTAATGAAATAATCTTTTCACGACCACTTTCATTCACTTGAGATATTCGTATTGCGAATCTTGGTGCAGGGTCTAAACTTCCCTCTCCGATATACCACCCTAAAAACTCCATCCAATCATCAATACTGAATTTTACAGAACGACCATTATTACCAGAACTGTTAAACTCGATTTCTTCCGGACAATCATCAAATAATGGTTTCACCCATTCAGCACATTGAGGTATTTTGGCAGTACGTGGCAATTTATCTGCCCTGTATGGCTTGAGTTTATTACAACGGCTCGTAGATGCCCAAATGGTATGATTAGGTGTTACACAAAATGCCGGTGTTCCCCTAGAACACACATACTCCATCAACCCATCGTACTCGTATGACCACACCTTAAAAACATCTTCATAAGAAACTTCTCTTGTATTGGGGTCAAGACTAGCAACGCAATCTTCAACCTTGACATCTTCCACTTTTCTCCAACCGTATTTAGTCAAGAGTTCTGTGTCTGGATGAAAACATTGATACTTGGAAGCGTCATCTAAATTCCTGAAGCAGATAACACCGCTACCAAACTCAGGACTTAATATGAAACATCTTCCGTAATCCTTGTGGTCTGAATACTGCTTGCCCAACCACGGCGGAAACTCCCGGGCTATCTTGCTTAACTGCCGGTCTTTCAACTGCGGATAGTCCTCACATGCCAGCATGACGACTACGTTCTTTAATCCCTTCTCCTTGTACCAGCAGAACAAAAGTCTTACTAAAACCCATCTCAACCAGTAAGACTTCCCACCGCCTAACGCCCCACCGTAAAGAATGAACTTGTACTTAAACGAATCTATTGCAGCGTTGGCCTGCATCTGTCTGTCGGTGAACTTCGCAACGTCCTTGTCAAAGTCCAACCCTTTCTGCTTAACCATTAACCACCAAAATGAGGGTCATCCGTACAGCATATAACCGTCTTGATTTCGCCCCAGTCTACGTATTCGTCATTATGAGAAGTAACCCCCAATGGTGCGCTTGCAGTCGCTTGGCGTCCGCAGAGGCGTTGGGGGTGTTGTTTCTTGAATACCCTGTCGAAATTAGCCCTATACTCCCTACTGGCAGGTCTTGTTCGTATCTCGCTCATATTTCCCCTCGGCTAAACATTCCAACATCTTAAACACCCGCTTAACCTCATCAACACGGTTATCAATGCTCATAGAGGTATAATCAAGAGAATCACTAACCATCGAAAACGCTATTTGAAGAAGAAGTAACTTGTCGTCCATAAGCCTTTGTTTTACTAAGTCTGGGTGGTGGAATGACCTTGACCGACACAGGGGGGGTGGGGGGTATAGGGGGGGGCTGCACTACCTATAGATTGTATTTCCACGCCACCCAAACTCACTACCGCCGGCCCGTAAATTATGTAAACCTTAGCTGAATTTTGCACCAACTTTGCACAACTTTTGTGCATTAACATATAAGTACCTGATTATTATAACTTATCGTGGTTCTTTCCTGTTTATAACCTCTAAAACGCGTCATATAACCTGTATTATGTAAACTTGGAAACGCTCTAACCTATTGATTTATAACGATTCAGAGTTATCAACAGTTATTACGTCGGAGTTATCAACAGGTTTGTTATCGATTGAGATGCGGTTGACGATCACCATCGGGGTTACCTCCCGCGCCCCACCGGTCAATACTTGTGTCTTGTCGAAGGCTATCCCTGCCGCCGTAATTTTCTGCTGGAGACTGCCTTTTTCTATATCTTGGTCGCTGATTTTTGATAATATTCTAGCTGTTATTCCCTGCCAGATTTCGATTTTATTCTTGTTATAATCATCAACATTTTCTTTATTTAATCCGTATTTTTGTAATACATCCGATACGTATCCCGAAGAGGTTCCAGCTATGTCTGCAATCTGCTGATTAGTCATACCCGGATTATCGTTTCTTATCGTAATTATCTTTTCTTGCTTGGCTGTTAGTTTGGGGTTAGGCTTAGTTTTGGTTTTAGGCTTGCTGATTGTCTTGGCCTCTTGCGTCATATTAGCCTGTGCCCCTTGATTTAGGTTTGTGCTTGGTTTGTAGTTTATTACTAGTGGTACTCTCATTATCTCTGCCTTGCCGCTTCGCTTGCGGCAGACACTGGGCGGTACTTATCTATTTATTAATTGCATTTCTTTCGGTTTTTTTCTTCAATATCTCTCTAATCAATTAATATTATTATGCAATCATGCCATTTGCGGTTTTCGGTCGATAGTTCCGGTGATTTTTGGTGATTTTGCCCTGGATTTTGCGGATTTCACCGATTTTTAAACCATTGATTTATAATGATTATTTGGCTACTTATTACTAAGTGCTTGATTTTTCTATGGTCTTTTTCACCGATTTTTAGCTGCTTTTTATTATTTGATTTTTCCCAAATAATTTTTTTATCTTTATAAATTATATACTTACAGATTATTTTACGATTATCTTAATCTTGGCACGGATACTGTATTATCATAATACAATTAAAACATCAAGGAGGCACAAAATGAAAAAATTAGAATTGATAAATAAAATCGAAGATGCAGGGAAATACACTAAGGTACGTATTGACAAGGATAATCAAGTGACTGGGATGCTAGTGGATGAGGATTATCGATATAATGCACATACTAATACAGGTGGCCGCCGTTATATTGGCAACGCCATTGACCCAGACTTATTAAGAGATTATGACGACTAATCCCTTGTTAGTGCCTCCACTGGGGGCATTATAGAGGGGATTAGATACACTAAATCAAATAACCCATAGGAGGGAAAGACAATGAAACAAGATAACGAATACACAAAAAAAGCGAATGATTTCTTAAAAGAAACGGGAACAACTTTTAAGGCAAAGTTTAAGAAAAATGATTTCTATTTTGACGGTGACAAAGAAACTAGGGATATTTACCGGATTAATTTGAAACGGAACGGAAAATCTTATAATTTTGACTTTGGTCAGTCTATCAACGGAACCAACAATAAAGATGTTCCAACGGCCTACGATGTATTAGCTTGCTTACAAAAATACGATGTCGGAACGTTTGATGATTTCTGTTCTGAATTTGGATATGATACTGACAGCCGGAAAGCTGAAAAGACTTATTATGCCGTTTTAAAAGAGTTTCAAGGCGTGAATTATTTATTTTACGATGTCATTGATAAATTGCAAGACATTAATTAAGGCGGTGACTTATGAATAACAATCACTTAAAGTTACAAAAGCTCATTAAATCGGCGGCGTGGCTTTGCAATATCAAAGCTCCGAAAGGTATAAATCAAGAATCATGGAATAAATCAGTTGATGACCTGTTTAAGGCTAATCAATTAATTCAGAGGATAAACCGCCATGAATAACATAATCACCTGTCACAACTGCTGGATAAAAGGTGATTGCTCCACTTGCCCTCACAAGAGCAATCTTGAGATTGAATTAAACAGCGTAAAACAGGCAGAAAACAACATCAAGTATTTTCTGGTTATCTTAATCATAGCTTGTATTTTGGGGGTGTAAAATGGATACGATTATTATTGAGAAAAAAAGCAAAAATGACAGAGAAGGAGAAAAAGAAGTAAAGGGGTTCGGATTTGCGCTGAAAGCAAGAAATCCAAAATACTACAGGGAAGCCTTAAGGCGTGTTTTGATTGACGATGGACTGGTTATTTGTACCGATGGTTCCCGCTTGCATATTTTCGCAACAAACCTTGAGATTGAAAGCGGATGTTATAAGGTAATAAGCCAGAAAGCCAGTCAGATAGTTTTACAAAAAGACGATTGCGCTTTCCCTGATTATAAAAAAGTGATTCCCGTTCCGAAGTGGCAGTCAACCATTGCTTGCAATGGTTCGCATCATTCCCTTTTCCATGAGGTTTATAAAAATTACGCTGATGACGTGGCCTCTTATAATACCGATTATTTACATGATGCTTATATGGATAATTCTTTGGTATCTCTATTTAAAGATGAGCGTTCCTTTTCTCCTCTGGTCATGTATGACAATGATTCAAGGGCGGCCATTGTAATGCCATTAAAAAACAACGAATGATTGGAGTAAATAACCGGCAGTAAATCAAGTTTATTGCTAAAACTAAGGAGGCTTAAAATGCGTTATATTTGCAAGCGGTGCGGTCATAGCTGGCTAACCAGGTTGGAGGGACAAGAGCCTGTACAATGCCCGCGGTGTAAACGGCCAGGTTGGAATAAGGAGACAGTCAGGCAGTATAACAGGAGCGTCTTAAATAAGGCGGAAGTAAAATAGACCCTTGCCAGTTATCCCGGAAGGGAATCCGGCCATGTTGGAGCATGGTCTGACAAGGGCAAAGTAATAATAAAACAATTTTAACAAAAACGAAAGGGGAAAATATATGATTATTGAAAAATCACAAGGTGAAACACTTGTAAAATGTAGGCCATACTTTCTTGATAAGCGCACGGGTGTAAAGGATACCGCAGATTTCTTTGTTTCATTATTCCCGTCTGAAATTAAAATAAAAGAGGATCAAGCATCCACCAAAAACATAATAGTTACCTTTGTGCCGGAAAGTGAGGTGCAATTATGATCTCCTGTCAAAACTGCTGGGATAAAAAATATCACGATTGCCGGATTTGCCCTAATCGGCCGGATAAGTGGATAAATCAGGACATTCCAAAAAGCACAAACAAGAAAGAGCTTGCCGGGGTGTTGATCTTATTAACCGTTGTACTGATTATTATTGCTTTATAGGGGGAGAATTATGAAATTTCTCGTCAATGGTAGTGATAAAAATACCTCAATTTGGGTTGAGGACGAAAACAAAAAAAGGATTTGCACCGTGAAAAATGGTGAAAATGATAATGAAATTGCTGCACTAATCGCCGCCGCACCGGAACTGTTGGAGGCGTGTAAGGCGGCAATAGCAGCATTATCGCAGAATAAGATTTTTCCTGCTGATATTAAAGCAGCAAAAAAATTTTTAAATAATGCAATCGCCAAGGCTGAAGGAAAATAACCGTTCATAAAAAAAAATATAAAATAAGGGGGAAGTTATGAAATGGTATACACTAATAAAAAAAGTAAAAGGATTGCCTTATAAAATCGGTCAAAAAGTACCTCTTTATATCGGCAATAAAAATCAATTACTTTGGCACGTATGGAAAACTATTATAACTGTTCCAAGAGAAAATGTTAAACGGTGTCCATAGGTGATTTTAAGGCTTATATAGCCACCAACGGTTTGCGGTCATAAATTCCTTCTGACTACCACGGTCAGTTTGCCATTGGCAATGCTTTCCCCTCTATGGTGGGGCGTTGGTTAGACATTTTAATTCACACCGTATATTAATCACCTCACAAGGGGGCTAACTGCCCCCTTTATCTCAAAATCTCCCAAAGTCTCGTGGTGCTTAACCTGCATATTCGTTGTATAATATTTTTTGTAAATCCTAAAGATAATAAAATAGTTATGGCTATTTTACGCTGCTGATAAAACGGGATTTCTTCTAAGCCTTCCGTCAATTCACGCATTCGCTCAAAAGTCACTTCATTTCTTGTTTCCTGATTTTCAGCCAATTCGTTCAGGGCTTCTTTGTAATCCCGTAATTCAATCTTTTCAGGACTTATTAAATTTGATAATAAAACCTCTTTCGATTTGCTCTTTCCGTTGACAAAAATCAAAGGGGCGCACAAATTATTACAAGGGTGATTCTTACACTTTCCTAATCGGCACACATCATCTCTATATTTCAATTTTAATCTTTCCCTCTTGTTGGATTTGTTTCTCTAAAAAAAGTAAACTTTCAACTTGATCTGTCGAAAATTCCCAGTATTCGTCCGGGGGATTTGCTTCGGCCTCGGCTATTATCTTATTTATGTCGAATTTCGCCTGAAATTGACCTGTATTGAGTTTTGTCTTGCCCTGTGTACGATTTAACATTTAAGCCCTAAAATGCGATATAGAGAGATTTTGCCCCTGTCGTGGTAAAAAATTAGAATGGCACATTATCAATGGGAATATCAGTCTGCTGTTCTCCCAATTCAGCAAGCATATTAAGTAGCATTATTTTTGCCTTCTCTTTGTCACCCAAAACAACTTTAATAGGCCAGTCTTTAACCTGATATTCTTCTTTGTTCTTTTTGTACTTTGCCCATACCTGATAAAAATTGTCGTCTTTGACTCGCAATGCCTCGATGCTATAAGTCCCGTTGTATTCACTTAATCTGATCCCGTCATAATCTGTTGTCCTAAACTCTTTCATTGTTTTCACTCCTTTTTGTTTGCGCTTCCCTTCTTTTTTGTGACCAGGGCAATCCTTTTATTGATGGATGGCTTTTTCTCATTTTTCTTTTTGTTTCTTCTGTTAGTTTTCTTCCTGTCATAATTTTTCTTAGGTTATCTCTCATTTCATCTGTTACTATATGTCCGACACTGTTTTTATTACCAATTTTAGCATTGCTTAATTTATTTCTTGTTTCTTCTGAAATTGGCTTTCTAATTTTTCCCTTATTGGACATTCCTATTTTTGCTTTATGTTCATCTGTAAATTTAAATCCACGCATTCCTTCACCACCATCTGTCATATTGTATCCATTGGGGGTTTTTGTATTTAAAAATCTAATATATTCCATTTCTTTTTGATTTATATCTTCTTCTTCCCCACAAGTATAAATGATTTTAAACATAAACTGTTCTTGTCCATATTTTCTTATTGCTCTATAAATAAGATGGTCATTCCCCTGCTTGGCATCATAAAGATGTCTTGTTTTACGTTTATGAAACCGTCCTGTGGTGGTCTGGCCTATGTATATTTTCCCATTAATTATGTTGGTTATTGAGTAAATTATCTTATCCATAAAAATTAACCTTTGTTTACATCTGTTGTTTTGTAATCCATTTATTTCTCCTTCCTTTCTGTGATGTCTTTTAATTGTTCCACTACATTCTCATCATTTTTATAGCCTTGTAGCGTACTAAAAACTTCAACCTCTTGGTTCTTGGTTCGCTTGTGCTTTTCAAAAAGGTTTTCTTTTTTACGTTTTGTTGTTTTCAGTCCGGCAATCAGTTTTTGGGCATAGTCGATAATCTTTTCCAGATTCTTTATGAGTAAATCTGTTTCAAGATTCATTTCCCTGCGTGATCTGAAAGCGTATTTCATAATTGAGCACAAAGCAAAATCGTGAAACATATTCCCTGCTGCGTAAAGGTCAACTGGTTCTGTCCCGCCTGTCTTGTAATGCTCACTACCCTTGCTTTTTAGTTCGTCCCAAGTTTTCATAGTTCCTCCGCTATTTCTAAAAGTTCTTCGATGGAATACACCACCGGAATATCCAATTTGTCGGCATGAATAATTTCTTTTTTCGTCCCGATGGAAGTTTCGTAACCCTCACAAACAAAAACTATATTTGCAGACTCCATCCACGGAATATTGTTTTCATAGTAATCTTGATATTCATAGTCACCCATGACAAGACCGGACAGAAAATCAAGACAGGGAACGTAAACAGAAAAGCCAATACGTCTAATTTTATCTGCTGTTTTAATCATTTTGTGACAGTTCTTAATATAATTCGGTGCATCTGCATTTAGTTTCCCTGCTACATAAACTCTAATGTGTTGGACTATGTAAGCCACTATATCCCCTCCTTCATAGGTTTAATTTTCTTTACGTCTTGCTCGACTATCTGCCCTCGGTACATCATCATTGAGCTAATGCCCTTCTTCCTTAGCTGGTCACGCTGAATAACAGCGTATTCAAAATTATTGTGAGAGCTATGCTCAATAACTTCCCCCTCAACTACTTTAAAAACTTTGTATTGATTCTTTTTGTTGCTCATTTCTTAAAAATCTCCGATTTTGTATGGAGGGCAGGGGTGGAGTCGAACCACCGTGAAGCCTTGCTTCGCCTGATTTACAGTCAGGTGCCATTGACCACTCGGCCACCTGCCCCCGTTTCATCACTTCTTTTCCTCTGCTCTCACTAATATTTTTTCCAGTGTGTTGCAGATCAACTGCACGTCCTGGTCTTTCTGGTATCGCTTTGAAACAAGGTGAATGATTGCAATCAGTATTTGCATTTTTTTTTTGTTCATTTTACCCTCTCAAGAATAGGCATGAGTTTGTTAATAACCTTGTGCACCTCATCATTAACTTTATCTTTTGCAAAAGTTGCTTCACCCATAAATGCTAAGTCGGCTAAAAGAATTTCAAGGCACTCATGGAGAGCAAGCTGTTTTATAGTAATTAGTTCTTCCCTGCTTTTACAAAGGCCGATGTAACACTTTCTACCGTCAGGATTGAGTAGCACGTTGGCGTTGTCCATCAGCTCATCAGACACGACACAACGGTAATCCCAATCTTTGAGGCTCAACAACTCAATGTAAAACTTGCAATGTTTAGCAAATTCTTTAAGATCGTCTTTCATTTCTCAATCCTTCGTAAACTCGTCTTGCGAAAAAATAGGCTTTCCGCTTTCTTCCAATTGCGGGAAATGCCTCAGACAATGTATTGCCTTAGATTGCATTTCTGAAATAGTCTTTGGCCGTGAGTGAACATCAATAAGCTCAAAAAGAAATTCTTTGGTAATTTTTAATGCGTTGTATTGCTCGTATCGCAGGCTCATGCTACCCTCCCACTCGGCAAAATTCTCTTATTGTGGACTTCAAAGTTTCCTTTTTCGTCTATCTCAACGATTGCAAAACCATGATTCCAATTATTCCCGTAAGGGTTATAATCTGGGGATAAATCACACAGACACCCGACCGACCAGCAAGTTAAAAGGGTTCCCATTAAGTTTTTCCCTGGCTGTTCTGATGTCTTGTGATAGTGACCGCACATAGCCCATGACTGAGCCTTGAGCAACAACCCCCTCGCTGGATTGACGGCCTGAGATACCCTAAATTCATCACCGTGGATTACCGGAAGTTTTCCAGCCATGACAATCTGCTTGTATTCTAGTCGTGTTATTTTCCGGTGTTCTAAAGCCAATACTGTGTCAAAGGCTATCAACGGCATACCGATTAATTCAGGTGCTTTACTCTGATAATACCTATCAAGTCTGTATTCGTGATTTCCCGGCAACCAAACTTTTTCTTGTGTTGGAAATTCCTGTTCAATGAAGTCTAAAAAGTCGATAAACATTTCCAGCTCTTTGTCGAAATTTCTTTTGTGAGTTGACTGCCAGAAAGAAACAGCGGCGCAGTCCTGTAAGTCGCCCGGAAAAAATATCCCCGTAACATTTTGGTCTTTCCCGTACTGAATCGCCGCTTCAACGGCCTTTGGTTCGTGATAGGGAATGTGCACATCAAAAAGTAAAAGCCATTTTCCGGGGGTTAAGTGATAGGGTGTTCTCTTGTTTCTTAGTGTTTTGGGAATTGTGATTTCTCTTTTGTGACACCTTGATTTTTCTCCCTGAGAACCAGAAAAATATCTTACTGAATTTCTTATTTTCTCAATGTCACCGTCAAAGTACTCTCCATTTTCCATGAGAATATATCTGGCAAGCGTTCTGTTGGGGAGTCTTGGGAATCTCTCAATCGCCCTTAAAACTATGTCTTTTTGAATAGTCATTTCACCCCTTCCCATAAATCGTTAAGTTTAATCTTAAACGCCTCCAACTCTTCCATCTTGGAAGCAATCACATCGCACAACAAAAGTATTTCCTGTTCTTTTAACTCCACGCTTTTTTCTAAATCTTTAATTTCCTGATTCATCTATGACCTCGCTTATGAATGTATTGAACACGGTTGCCAGTAGCTGTAGTTTTGATAAACGTCTGTCTGTTTACATTGCTCACAAATCTGATACTTCCCATCACACCTATTCAATCCGCACATCTTGCACTTGTGTTTCTTGTTCTTGGGTCGATAATTTCTAGGATTGTTTCTGGCGTAGTTCCTATTTGCAATTTTGTTGCACTCAGGTTTGCAGTATTTCTGGTTATTCCGGTATGGCGTAAATTCTGTTCCGCAGATTGGACAAATCATATTAGCTCCTATTCAAATAATTTCCCTGCAAGATTTTTCTCTCTTTCAATCCAATTCAAAAACGCACATTTTTCATCAAGTAAATATTTGGCCATTTGCCAGAGGGGTTTGAGATGTTCTTTTTTTACTTTGTATTTACCACTGACTTGATTCACAACCAGAAGTGAATCAGTAAAAACAATGTCACCGGCTTTGCACAATTCAAGGGCTTTAATTACCCCCCTGTATTCTTCTTCATTGTTTGTGAATTCATTAGGGGATAATGTTTTTTCTCCGCACACATATCTCCCGTTTTCATCCACGACTGCATACTCACTCTTAACCCCTATCGTTGAACTTCCGTCTGTGTAATATTTCATACTCCCTCCCAACACTTTTTAAATTCGTTATTTCTATTTGCTGAATATTTACCTCTCCCCTTGCACATACCACTTGAAAAACTGTTTCTGCATAAATCGCATTGTTCTGGATATTTAAAATCATTCCCTTTGATCTGGCTCCACTTCAAAGACCCTTCGGAAATGTGCGGATTGCAAAACCCGTTTTCCCAACACTTAGATAAAATTATCCTGATCTTTCTCAAAAAATCTTCCGGCAACTTTGCTCTTATCGTTTCCCAATCGGCATTAGTTTTTTGTTTGGTCGAAATTATCCTGATAAAGTTCTCCCGTTCCTCAAATGTAAACGTATCCCTGATAATCTCATCAGGCCACAATGTAGGCTTGACGTATGGGGCTAATTTACTTAGACCGTAAATTTTCGGCGATTCGCTCAATCTCGGCGGCTGTGTCGGGGTCGAGTTGCCTATCGTTATTATTTCTCCGATATGAACTGGTGCTGAATCCCTTACTTGCATTTTTATTCTCCTTTAAAGGGAATATCCCTTCCCATCCGTTGACAATAGACTGGTTTAATATTTCTTCCGGTGACGCTTTGGTTTCGTCACAAATCTTTTTAAGTGAATTAAAGAATCTGCTTAGTGATTGCGGTTTGATTTTTTTCTTGCGTGAATTTTGATATTCAAGGAATGTATTTTTAGGAATCCAATCAGGATAAATTTGCTCATTATTTTTATTTCTTTTAATTTCATTTTCAATTTCATTTTCATTTTCAGAGTTTGCTTTAGTTTTTGCTTTAGCAAATTTAGAAGCAAACTGTGTTTTTTTACCACCCTTTTTACCTGATTCAGAACGTTTTAAACTAATCCCATTATCCTTAACCATACGTTTTTGATAAAGAATATCTCCATCAATAGACATGACCTTGTTTTCTAAAAGTTCATCAAGGGCTGATTCGATAATTTCAGGTGTAAATGTGATATGCTTTGCAAATTTTAAAGCAAAATTTTTTGTCTGCTTGGAGTCTTGCTTGTCGTTTTGCTTAAGCAAAAATTTTCCATATTCGTCTGATTTATGAAGAACGCACATGATTTTTATATAAACTCCCTGTGTAGAAGCAGAGCATTCATTCAGCTTTTCATCAGTCAAATAATCTTGGATATAAAGAGGTAAATATGGTTGATCTCTTAACGCCATGACACCTCCAAATCTTCTACTATTTCTTTTACAATAGCAAGGTCATAAGCCTTGTCGGGCATAGCTTTCATGGCTTCCATGCAGTCTATGTTGTAGAGGTTAATTATGCTCATTTATCACCCCTTGTAGCTGTTCCTTGATTCTCAAAAGCTCATCTAAAGAGAATTTGTAAGTCATGTTTGATAACTTCTTTAACCGGTCGTATTCCTTCTGGCCTATGCACTCGATTATCTTGTCGTGGAAAAGTTCGGGGTTAGCCTTCTGAAGAAAATGCACTCTCCATGATAAGCAAATGCCGTTCTCCATATTCCATCTTGTGATTGAGTGTCGGCGTGATCTGATATGATGAACCGTGAGCCTTTCATCAGAACCGGAAACCTTGCACTTACCGTCTCTTGCGATAACGGCTTGCGAAAACAGTTTATCCAGTTCCTTTTCCAGTTTCTTGCGGTCAATTTTTTTCATTGTAATTTATGTTCTCCGCCTACTTCCGGTTGATAATCAACAGGGTGATAAACGTCATCATGGATATAAATTCCATTCTCCAACGGCAGATGACGTTGACACCATTTGCAATAGTAAGATGTCTCGTGAAATTTTATTAAATTAATTAGTGCGTACAGTTGCTTTTGGTCGGGTTTCATTCATCCTCTCTCCCTCTGCAATCAAACAAATCCACAACAACATCCATCATGCTGTGTTTGCACTTTCCATCTTGTCGGTAAAAGCAAATCTGGTATCGTCGATTGAAAGGGTCTTGTTTGAAGTATCGGCATAGATGCTCTTTTTCTGCCGTGCATTTTCCGTTAAGGTTGTAATAGTCTAGTTCGGTCATATCTATATATGGTGGTGTCCTTAAAATTTTTCTACTACCCGTTTTGACAAATGCACCTGTATTTAAAAAGTGCTTGATTGTGGTTTATAACGTGGTAGAATATCCTCAAAGCCCATAAGTTGCGGCTTCAATTTGGAGGAATGGTACCACCAAAAAGATTTATTTGCAAGCTAAAAGATTAAAAAATGAACATGAAAACAAGAGATAAGATAATTTGGAATAATATTGAGGCGTTAAGGCTTGGGAAAAAAGATTGAAAAAAATCCTTGACAAAAAAAGGATATTTCGATAGTGTATAGCACAAAGATTGAGGGGAGATTTAAATGGGTAGAAAAAAGCTGACACAAGACGCTAGAAAAAAAACGCTCACATTTAGATATGGAGATGAAATTTTATCTGACCTTAAGAAACTCGCTACTGATTTAAATTATACATTGGAAGATGTTGGAAGCAAGTATGGTTTCACAAGAGAATATGCAAGGCAGTTATTCCATAACGTCAATGGGTTTCGCTATACCATTTTTGTCAATTCCAAAAAAGACAAGAGGCGTAGTAAAAAGATATTACGGTCTATTGAAAAGAAAAATCCTTATTACAAAGTCGAACATTGTCAAAACACGAATAGCACTATTGGTAAGGGGTCATTGGGAGAGAAAAAAGTTTTAGAAATATGCGAAACATTAAATTACAAAGTCACACCATATCATCAAGATCGAAGTATTGACCTTGTAATTAATGGTTATATGGTTGATGTTAAGTCTGCCTACAAGTCAAGATTTTCGGCACAAAGCCAAGTTACAAAGGCTTTTCATTTTAACCGCAGGATATCGCAACGTAAATCTGACTTCATTATTTGTTATGCAGTTCCATTAAATAAATTTTTTGTCATTCCCAATAATGATTTCCCCCAATGCGATCATCTATATATTCCCGAAAAGCCAGTTATGGAGTGGACTCTTTCAAAAGGGGGTAAGCAAGTTAGGAAAAGCAAGTGGTATCGGTATCTTGAGGCGTGGTACTTATTAGAGCGTAAAGAAGAAATAGTTTTTAACAGTTCACTATCCGCTTCGGCGGTAGCGATATAAGCCCACATGGAGGAATGATGGAATTAGCAATCACAAAAAATAAATCAAGGCTTGAAGAATTAGAGATAATCATCAACCGCAGCCTCCAATCCTTTTACGAAGTTGGCAGAGCATTGATGGAAATCAGGGATAAGGGGCTTTACAGGGACGTTCTCGGTTATGACACCTTTGAGGCGTACTGCAAAGGAAGATGGAATTTTCAACGTACATATGCTTATCACTTAATTGCGTCCGTGGAGGTTATTGATGATTTGTCGTCTAAAGACGACATTCAAAAACCTTCCAACCAGCTACAAACCCGCCCACTTGAAAAACTTTCAGCAGAGCAAAGATGTGAAGCATGGCAGAGGGCCGTAGAAACAGCACCGGAAGGTAAAGTCACTGCGGCGCACGTTGCTAGTGTAGTGAAAGAAGTCACCGGCGAACCGGAAATTGTTTGTCAAGATTCAGATGCGGTTTTTCAGCTTAAACGCTGGTGGAGAAAAGCAACCAAAAAAGACAAGCAAATATTTATCGAATGGTCAAAAAATAATTAAGGAGACAATCAAAAATGAAAATCAAAACAATACTCGTAACGCCGAAAATTGCAGAAAAAATGCTGTCGTCAAATACCCACAATAGGCCGGTATATCAATTAACGGTTGATTGTTATGCACGGGATATGAGGCTTGGTTTATGGAAGCCGAACAATCAAGGAATTGGCTTTGATGTCAATGGTGTTTTGATCGACGGACAACATCGGCTTTGGGCTATTATACAATCCGGCGTTACCCTTGAAATGATTGTTGTGACTGACTTACCAGTGGAATCTCAAACTACCGTTGATGCAGGCAAGGCGCGGGGTGTAGGTGATAAGCTACATCTTATTGGTGAAGATAATGGGAATGTTCGTGCTGCGATTGTCAGGGGATTATTTCTCATTTGTTCAGGATATTCCAAATTAGGGAAAATGTCTTTCGGTATGATTTCTAAAGCTATGGACATTTATCGAAAAGAAATTGACGCGATAATTGAAAACAAAAGCAGCATAAGGGCGTTGCTTTATACCCCTACACTATCCGGTTTTGTGTTTGCCGCAAAATGCTATTTCAATGAAGTCATTGATTTTGAAAAAAAATATTTCAATGGCGAAAATTTATCCAAGGGCGATCCGATATTAGCATTAAGAAATTATATGCTCAACCGGAACGAAAACCCGCGCCGTGGCGAAGCATCGAGAATCATTGTCGCACAAAACACGCTCACCTGTATCATGCACCATATAACACAAAATAATATTTCCGTAGTCAGGCACACATTAAGTGGACAAGATTTTTTCTACAATAAACAAAAAAGCACCATCAATAAAATGAATGAATTACTTGGTCGTAATCATTAACCGTTACCCTGATGAGGCCGTAAGGCCGAAACGCCGCTTACACAGGGCGTCGGTAACTAAGCCCACATGCAGCAATGGCAACGGGCGGCACGCTCTGACTTACGAGCAGAGGACAGATGCCTTAAAGCTACGCACCCGACAAAAGGCCAAAGCAAAAGCAGAATGGTGAGCAAGGCCAGAAGGCGACCCAGGGGCAGCGATTAAGAACCAGTATTAAGAGTGCTGAGCAATTTTAGAAAGGAGGTCGAGCTATACGTAACCAATAGGCAGGGGCGAGGGGTTCCCCCTGCCAAAACAAAAGCTCGGAGGGAAAATGAACCCGATCAACACAATCGCAACGGCAGTAACAAAAATCAACCAGCACAAGGTTGATGACGCTATTTGCCGGTTTATATTGAGGAACTGGAAGGGGTTTCTGATGGGGTTTTTTACGTTGGCGATATGGAACATTATTATGAGGTGGGTGACAGTATAACGATTAGTTCACCGGCAAGCGTAGAAGGAGGTACTAAATGACAGATGCCACAAATGATGCAGGGAGAACAAGGCTTGAAACAAGCAAGGATACCGCGCAGTCCGCGTGCAACGGCTTGTTAGGGCTTACGATTCATAATTATCCAGTACGGCATATACGATGGGATGATATTAAAGCGTCCCTTACCACAGAACAATTTGATAATTTTAATAAATTTATACGCGGACAGACATGCATAGAAGAGGGGTGTTACCCCTATGATTTCAAGCGATGGGTAGAACAAGGAATGTCTGATAAACAACGTGCATACGATTGGGATTAGTTCCCTAACAGCGCAATAAGTGGAATTTGGAGGTCAGCATGATCGATATATTTCTATCATGGTGCTGGCGAACCAGCATCCGTCAGTTTGTCGATAAATAGAAGGAGTGAGGAGCATGTATTCCGTAACAGATAAAATGCCTGAAAGTGGCAAGCGCGTAATTTTTGGATGGGTTAATTCGCTTGGAAAAAGGCGCACAAGTATTGGTTTTTATGCTGCGCCAAAAAGTATTGATGCCGAT